TCTTCAATCTTATCTAAAAGCTTTTCAGACTTTAAACCTTCCCGGCTAATGTACTTTAAGGCGTTGCCTTTAAGGTAGCCATAAAATTCAGCACTACTTAACTTGGCTTTCAGATACTCTATAGTTTCAATACCACCTGCCTTATAATGCTCCGGGTTTATGTTATCTGCCATTTTTATCTCCTAGTTTTTTTCCATATTTAAACAAATGTTCTTTTTTTACTAAGAACGCTTTTTTACCTACTGTATCACCTTTTCCAACAAAGCTTGTGTGTTGATATTTGTTTAAAAAAATACAATTAATAATATCATCCTTTGACATAATTCTAAATTGATGATCATCATAAAACACCCAATACTTTGCAGTGCTTGCCATAAGACCAGATGGTTTGTTATACATCTCAATTTCTATCACTATATTACCTGTAGATGTACTCATCGGATCATACTTAACTTCTACACCACAATGTATTTCCGGTATCCATATATCGTAACCTTTCCATTTATCCACTAGACTTGCTGAAGGATATTTTATTTTAAGAATAGATAACACTTCTTTTTCAATAATAATCCCTCTTTCTAAGTCTTTGCGAAAAGAGTTCATTGAGGTTTTATGTCTCTAATATTAATACATCTTTTTTTAGTTTTGGTAAAAATGTTTTTTGCTTCATTCATTGACTCAAACAAGTAACCATTCTTATGGCAATGGTAAGCTTTGTCTGGAATAGAATTAATACCAAGCCAAATTAAACCTCCTAAAAAAACTAATACTCCAACTATTAACCATCCATTTTTTTTCTTTTCAGTGTGCAATTTATAACTCATCATTTTCCTTACTCCTTTGTCATGTTATAACCATCAGTACAATTATTCATTAAGAGTATAATAGAGCCTTGATTAACCAATAAGGACTACTACTATGTGGACAAAACCATCAGCTACAGAAATGAGATTTGGCTTTGAAGTAACAATGTATGTAATGAATAAGTAATACATGTAATACACTAACCCTCAAGTTCTCAATGTCATTATAGTCTGAACCAATTCCAAACTATAATGGTAGGCATATGCCTCTTGAGGGCAGTGTAACCTTAGTCCCTAGAAAGGGGCATCCTCAAACTGTTCTAAATCTTGTGCAGCTGTAGGCGTACTTGATCCCTCAGCACCTTTATTCATAAACACTTTATTGTTACCTAAGATAGCACCCTTAACGCCAGCCTCACGTTCTTCCTGTGTAGTTGACTGAGTTACCATACCATTGTTGCCATACTGGTCTGGAGTATCCGTATCAATAAAAGTAGTTACGTCCAGGTAAGTACCCTTAGCACCTTTATAAAGCTTTTCTTTGTCAATCTTTGTTACGTCAATTCTTAAACTTACACCTAATACTGCCATGTTATTTCTCCTTAATTAATAAAATCTTACTTTGGTTGCTTTAGTTCTTTTAAAATTATAAATATCTTCTATCAAAACTAAATACTGATCTATTGTTGTACAGTCTTGTAATTTAACTGACTGAAACGATAGTTTGTTTAAAAACTCTGCATGGTTGTAATCATCATTGTCAAACAAATCTAGCATGGCATAAACAAATGATCTTCTTTTATAACCTTCATAATACTCAGAACACATAGTTATTTTTTCTGCATTTCTTGTTGCTAAATTTAAATCCTCAATAACAAAAGTACCGTCTTTAAATTTTATGTTTCTAGTCCCTCCCATACGACTTTTGTTGGATAATAAAGCTTGAGTTTCATTGTGACCAAAACCAAACCTATCTTTAAAATCTTTATAAAGTAAATACTGCTCCTTACCTAACTTACAATACCCATCCAGATAAGAATCGGCACTCCAGTTTTTAGTATTAGTATTTAAGCGATGCACATCTGGAAGCTTCAGCCCATCAACTTTAATATAATAAACTGGTTTATTTAACTCTTTAATAGCTTGAAATCTATGTTGACCATCAATGATTTGGTGTTTCTCATTAACAATAATTGGTACGCTTATGTACTTTTCTTGTATAGAGTCTTTTAAACGTCTGATATGTAGATCATTTACGTTTCTGTTTCCTGATATATAACTAAATTTAGCATAATCATTGGTCATTAAGACTTGATTAGTTTGTTTCATTTTACTTCTCCTTTGGTTGATAAACAGGCTTCTTATTCCACCTGGGTGGTTCTTTATCAGAGTTTACATAACCAATAAATTCCTCTGCAAAAGGAATATACCAGTCAATAAAGTCCTGATCTCTTTGCACCAACTCGGTATGAAACTCGTTTGGAGTCCACACAACGAAGTGGCATGCAATAGCGTTATTAACAAACATCTGTACTTGCATCTGGAAGTAGTACCGCTCAGGTATTTCAGGATATATCCTTTGAGTAAACGGGCACTTTACCTCACCGCATACACCATGCAACATAAAGTCACACGTGCCAGCAAGTGGTAGGTCTGGATGCACAACTAATTTATCTCCAGGCTCAACGATGTCATCAATAAATTTTTCAAATTGTGATATAGCAACATGCTCATGGTCATTTCCCCACTGAGTCATTTCATTGCCTTGGAAGGGAGCAGCTCTAAACGTCATCTCCCTCCAAAGTTTCTTGCGATCATAAATAGCATTCCAAGCATTAGAAGCCGTTACAACCTTATGCCTTCTGTTATCTTTAAGATGAGCGAAGGTCATTCGCATACTCCCTAAGCACGTCTTGTGTATCAGGATCTAATGTAAAGAAAAATTGTTTAAGCTCGCCTTCCTGGTGAGCCTTTGCCATATCTTTTTTAACGGCATCAATATTTTTACTTGGTGCTTTTTTTGCTGGCTTAGCTTCTTGTTGTGCTACTGCGTTACCAACTTCTTCAGCAGTAGCTATAGAGGCATCAATTCCAATTCCAAGTATTCCAAGGCATCTTCCAACTGCACTGGTTTCTGCGTTTTCTATTGCTGAAGTTTTGTTGATAAAAGTAGATCCATCTTTTTCAGAGGCATGACCTGTAGCTAAAATTACACCATCATTAATTGCTGTAGCTTTAAAAGTGTGAGTGCCATCAACAGATGATAGCAACTCAGTAATAATTGTACCTTGTGGGTATAGCTGACGGAAATAAGCTATACGTTCGTTGACCATGACATAAGCTTTACCCTTTATATCAACTGTTTTTAATTTCTTGCTCATTTTCTTTCTCCCTTGCATCTAATTTGTCTAATAAATCGTTTAAATCTTTTGACGAATCTTGAATGATTTTTATAAGTCTGTCAAATTCAGCTCTGTCCATTTTCATACTCCTGTGCTCTAAGTTCCATTTCAATCTCTGTTGGATCTTGCTCAAACACATATTTATAAAGCTCTTCTAATTCTTTAGTCCAGTCAATAAACATATTGTTTCTCCTTTGTTTTTTTTAACTTACACGTAACCTTAGCATACTATTTGTCATTTGTACAAATATTTTAATTATTTTTACTTTATCAATTGCAATTTGTTTTACAAAACTTTATACTCGGCTGGCAATCTTGCAATTTTAACTACGAAGGAAACATTATGACTTACAACGAAGCGATTAAGTTATTTAGGTATAACAACACTCGGATGGCTGAAGCATTGGGCGTAACAAGGCAAAATGTGTATTACTATTCTAAGAGTCCAGACAAAGATTTGCCTAAATACAGGGCTGCTCAGATAGAAGACATTATGAAGGACCAGGCATAAACAAAGGAGAAGAGATGCACTACTACCAACATAACATTGGCGACTACCGAAGGGACACGGCACACCTAACATTGTTAGAGCATGGCGTATACCGTCAACTAATGGACCAATACTATTTAAACGAAAAACCACTACCGTTAGATCTGGATAAACTTTACAGACTAATGTCAGTTCATACAGAGGAAGAAAAAAATGCTATCAAGAATGTTCTGGAAGATTTCTTTATGGAAGTTAAGGATGGGTATACGCATAAGCGTTGTCAAGTGGCGATTGCAGAGTACCATTCGCAAATTGAAAAGAAAGTAAAGGCTTCAAATGCTAGGTGGAATAAGGGTGAAGATGCACATGCAATGCACATGGATACCACATGCAATGCAAATGGTATGCTAACCAAGAACCAAGAACCATTAACCATAAACCATAAACCAAAAACCAAGAACCATAAACCATCTAAAAAGCTTGTGCTCACCAATGATGATTTTGAGCAGTTCTGGAGTTTGTATCCAAAGAAAGTCAGCAGGGCTAAAGCTTTAGAGTCATGGATAAAACAGAAACCTAAGCTTGATGAGGTGCTGCATGCTTTGTCTTGGCAGAAGGCTAGTAAGGATTGGTTTGAAAGTAATGGCAAGTACGTTCCTTATCCAGCAACTTATCTAAACCAACACAGATGGAAGGACGAACCACCAGAGGAGGTAACATTCTAATGGATAGTTACGATAAAAAAGGTTTTAAGGAAATGCTAGAGTCTGTTATGGCTATCTATTCAAAGCAGTCACCAGATAAAAACAGCTTAAGGATCTGGTGGAGTAAGCTAGAAAAGTATCCATTTAAGACAGTTGCAGCAAGTTTTGATACATGGGTACAGGCAGCAAGCACAAAGCCAACACCTTATGATATATTGATACTATGCAGATCTAAATCAATGCCTTTTGCTCCACAATTACCGAAGCCTAAGATTGATAAGGAATCTGCAAAGGAAAAGATAAACGAAATAAGAAAAAAGATGGGATGGGAAGATGATTGATTTTAACTTAACTAAACACAACATGGGTATGCTAAAAGAAAAACTAAGCCAGCTAGACAACAGTAAAATTTGGAGGGTAGTGGTTACGCCTTTTGAGCCTAAGAGGTCTACAGATCACAACGAATATTACTGGAAAATGATTGCGGAAATGGCAAATTATTTTGGATTAGATTCCAGGGAAGAGATGCACGAAGTGTTAACTTATAAACTTTTAGGCAAAGAGAAGCAGGTAAAAAATATAAAAATTACTACCATTGCATCTACCAGCAAAATGACTAAAAAAGAATTTAAAGAATACATTGAGGACGTTAAAGCTTGGGCTGCTGATTATGGTTTTAGGTTTGATTATGAGTAAAAAGAAAAGTAAGACTAAAGACGAAAAGCAGTGGTTAAATAGACTGGCAGAGTCTGGCTGCTGCATTTGTCGTAAGTATCACGGCATAATTGATGCACCTCCATGCAACATACATCACATTAGAGAGGGATTGGGCATATCGCAACGCAATAATTCCTATATGTGCTTACCCCTATGTAAACACCATCATCAATCTGGTCCGCCAGGCGAGGCTTTCCATGCAAGCCCAAAACAGTGGATAGAAAAGTACGGCAAAGAAAGTGAAATGCTAGAATGGGTATTAGATAATTTATAAACAAAGGAGATGTTATGAATAAAATATTATTAGTTGGATTGTTTTATGCGCCAATAGCTTTAGCTGATTCAGTAAATTACTTCAGTCCTGATGATGGGCAATTGACTATTGTAGACAATGCACAAGAGGTTAGGGTAATTGTAGATCAAAGCGGTTCACAAGGGTTAGAGATAACCCCAAGCAACACCGGTCAAACATTTGTTTATGGTGATGAATTAACGGTTATTGAAACAACACCACTAGGAATCATTAGTTACTAGGAGTAAATTATGATAGCTGAATTTGTATTAGTGGTAAGCGTTACCGCACCAATAGAACATTTTAAATACATTGGTCATTTTACTAGTTGCGACCAAGCACAATTTTATGTTGATCTAAACATACCAGAGGCTAAAGCAACACGATGCTTGATGGAAGATTACATTTACTTGCCAGAAGATATAAAGAAACGCACAATCAACATTCACAACAACTGTAAAATAGAGAGGACTTGCAATGGGAAAAGGTAGTGGGAGAAGACCAACAGGATTAGTAACAGACAAAAAACTACAGGACAACTGGGATCGGATCTTCGGTCAGAAACCTAACGATCAACAATTTAAAAAGGATAATCATGGCAATATCACCGACACAACGGACATTAAAAAGAATGAGGACGGAGGGAGTTTACCCTCTAGTTGAAGTTGTTGAGCACTGGTCGCCTTTTGGTCGTGGTGGGCAGGGAATAAGAAAAGACCTTTTTACTATTATAGACATTTTAGCTATAGACGAAGTAGGGACCACTGTAGCCGTCCAGGTAACGAGTTACAGCAACATGCGAGCACGTATCAACAAGATAAAAGACTCGGAGGCTATATCGCATCTTAGAAAAGCTGGATGGATAATCCTAGTAGAAGGATGGCATAAGAACTCTAAGAACCGATGGACTAGCAAAATAGTGGACGTTTCATAACTTTATAAAATAAATTGTAAAAAAACTTTACAATTTTTGTCAAAGGTGTATTATTTTCTTTGTAGGTTAATTAAACAAAGGAGATTTAAAATGGACACAAACAGAATACACGGACTTTTTATTACAGAAGATCAGGCATATGACTTAGCTTGCCGTGACGAGTTTTTAAAAGCAACACCATACAACTTAGCCATTATGCAAATGCGTGAACATTGGAGTTCAATCAGACAAGAGGAACTTTATACCCCTGTAATTGAATTTAAAGTTTGCAGTTCAAGAACTAATAGGAATAAAAAATTCTGGACAGATAATGAAATTGTTTGGACTAAAGGAATTGTTGGTTGGTGTAGTGTGAAATCGCATATTAATTCACAGCATAATAACGCCGAGTATGATGTACGTTCAGCATTAATTAAATTGGGAGTGGCGTAAGCCACCCCTACAAAGGAGATACACATGGAAAAGCAATACGGAGATTATCACGGAGATGAAAATGAAATTGAGTCAGACAAACAAGAGAAAGAAGATAATGATCCAAGGCATGAGCCAGGTTATTATGACTAAATAGTACGCTAAGGGTGCTATGTAGGTGGGGAGAGCTTGGAGGACTCTCCCTTTTTTTTTGCCTGTCTCTATTGCAATATAAGTTAATCTGTAGTAAAATCGGGGGGTAGGTATAATCTCGTCCAGAGACTGTATCTCCTCCTTTGTAACCCCATCTTAAACGGTGGGGTTTTTTTTATTTGCGGAGACTAATATGAAATGTGGCGGAAAAAAGAAAGGTAAAGGCGGTTACGGAAAAGGTAAGAAAAAGTAATGTGGTCTTGCTATATATACTGGGGCTTAAACCTAGGGTTTGAGTTCTACGAAGCAGAGATAGAGTATGAGGACGGTTCAAAAGACCCAGTAACATACTTTTTAATTAACATTGGACCAATAAGGATACAACGTGGAGAGTACATCTGAACAAGAGCCAAAAGCTCAAGAGGATAGACTTGAAGAACTAAAAAGATGGTTTGAAGCAATAGGAGATTGTGTGTAATGGCTAAACGTGGACTGTATGCAAACATTGCAGCTAAAAAGAAAAGAATAGCCGCTGGATCTGGTGAGAAAATGAGGAAGGTAGGATCTAAAGGTGCACCAACTGCTAAAAGCTTTAAGCAAGCAGCTAAGACGGTAAAGAAGAAGAAAAAATAATGGCAATTAAAAAAGGTAGTGAAACATTTAGTGGGTATAATAAACCTAAACGTACACCTGGACACAAAACAAAATCACACGCTGTACTAGCCAAGGAAGGTAGTAAAGAAAAACTTATACGGTTTGGTCAGCAAGGTGTAAGTGGTGCAGGAAGCAAACCAAAAACTGCTTCAGACAAAGCAAGACAAAAGTCTTTCAAGGCAAGGCACGGTAAAAACATAGCAAAAGGAAAGATGTCAGCTGCATATTGGGCAGACAAAGTTAAATGGTAGAAGACTCACCTTGTAACGGGGTGTGTAAGATAGTAGACGACAGCAACGGAACACCAAAGTGCATAAGCTGTAAAAGAACCTACGATGACATTGACGAATGGTTCAAGTTATCAAGAGATGCAAGACTATATAGAATGCAACAATTAAAAGAAGGCAAATAATATGAATGATTACTTATCTCAACTAATCGCAATGATTACCGGAAGTGGATCAGCAATGGCACAACCAGGTGCAGTAGATCAAATATATAGTTCTGGAGACCCAGATCAGGGAGCAATAGAATACATACAAAGGATGAATCAAATGCCTCAAGAGGGATACTTAAAAGGTATGCCATTACCAAACAATGTTATAGATGGAGCATTTCATACTCCGGAACAACTGATAGAACAAAAGATGAGAAACTCAGGTAACACTCCAATGCCACAAGGCTTTGATATAGAGAAAGTAAGAGAGATGATTCGTTTACAAAAAATGAGATAACATAGGGGTAAATAACTCGTAAGAGCTTTACAAAATTATGGATAAAGAAGAACAATTAGCATTAGCTAGAGAGAAGGCTAGAGAAGCAAGCCTAGGAAACAACTTCTCTAGTAAAAAGAATAGGTTATTGAAAGATACCCTGAACAGGATTATTACTCAGGATGATGCGTTAAGAGCTAGAAGAGTTATGGAAGCTTTAGTGCAGAAAGCTGAAGAAGGCGATACAAAAGCTATTGATATGGTCCTAGATCGCATAGAAGGTAAGGTCCAAAGCCAAACAGATATTACATCTTCCGATGGCTCACTAACCAACAACCTTAAAGTAGAGTTTATTGATGTCCAATCAAAAGTTTCCGAGTAAACTTAAATGGCTGTTTGAACCACATCGCTTTAAGGTAGCTTACGGTGGTAGAGGTTCTGGTAAGTCATGGAACTTTGCTAGAGCGTTATTGATTAAGGGTACAGAAGATCCGATGAGGATACTATGTGCCAGGGAAGTCCAGAAGAGTATCAAGCAATCGGTCCATACGCTGCTTAAAGATCAGATACAAGACTTAGGTCTTGGAGACTTTTACGAGGTCATAGAGACTTCTATACGAGGTATCAACGGTACGGAATTTAGCTTTGCAGGTCTGGCAACCAACACTGTTGAAAGTATAAAATCTTTTGAGGGTGTTGAGGTTGTTTGGGTAGAGGAAGCACAAACAGTTAGTAAGAGATCATGGGACATATTAATCCCTACGATCAGGAAGCCTGGCAGCGAGATCTGGGTGACGTTTAACCCTTACATGGACACTGATGAGACTTACAAGCGTTTCGTCATTAACAAGCCTCCCAACGCTAGAATAGAGAAGGTTAACTACTCTGATAACCCTTGGTTTCCTACAGTATTAGAGATTGAACGTGCCAGGTGTATGTCTCAGAATCCAGAAGACTATGCAAACATCTGGGAAGGCGACACTAAAGCTGCAGCAGACGGTGCTATCTATCACAATGAGATACGATTAGCCCAAGAGGAAGGACGAGTAACTAACATACCAAGTGATGCCTTATTAAAGACTCACGTGGTTATGGACTTAGGATGGAATGATTCTATGTCTATTATCCTATGCCAGAGATCACTATCGGAGATCCGAGTGATTGACTACATAGAAGACGATCACAGGACACTAGACAGCTACTCTGATCAGTTGAGAAAGTTAAACCACAACTGGGGAACGATGTACTTACCCCATGATGCTAGAAACAAAGACTTTAAGTACGGCACAAGTGCTGAAGAGATTATGCAGAAGCTAGGGTGGGACACTGAGATCATACCTAGATCTGATATAGAGACAGGCATCAAGCTTGCAAGGATGACCTTTAGCAGAGCTTACTTTGATGCTGATAAAAGCAAACGACTGATTGAATGCTTAAAGAATTATAGAAGAGCTATTAACCAAACAACACAAGAGCCTGGTGCTCCGCTTCATGATGAGTATAGTCATGGTGCAGATGCCTGGCGTTATGTCTGTGCAGTGGTTGACGGCATGTCTAACGAGGCTTCCTCATGGGATACGCCTTTACAACAAAATAACCAATGGATCGTATAAATGGCAATAGATGAAAACAAACTAAAGGCGTACCTAGAATCTGAGATAAATGATTCTATTGGATACCTAGAGACAGAGACAACTGACCAACGCCAAGAAGCACTAGAGTATTATCTGCGTGAGGGTTACGGCAATGAGGTAGCTGGAAGGTCACAGATAGTTACTGGAGAAGTGGCAGAAGCAGTAGACGGAGCTATGAGTCAGCTGATGAAAATATTTACGTCTACAAGTGATGCAGTGGTATTTGAGCCAGTGAATGAAGGTGACGAAGAGACAGCAGAACAGGCTACCGCTTACGTTAATCACATCTTCCAAAAAGATAACAATGGCTTTGCTATTATGCACGACTGGTTTAAAGACGGTTTGCTCCAAAAAGTAGGAATAGTTAAAGCATACTGGGATGACTCTAAAGACGTAACAACAGAAAAGTATTATGATCTTAATGACGATGAGTTAGCAATGATAGCATCCGATGAGGATGTTGAAGTCGTATCACAAAAGACTAATGAAGTAATGATTGAGCAAGAACCTCAGCCTGCTGTTGATCCTATGACTGGTCAACCTATGATGGATGAGATGGGTATGCCAATGATGATGGAAGTGCCTCCATTAGTTAATAGAACACATGACGTTAAACTATCAAGAACGGTAGATAAAGGTCAAGTAAGAGTAGAAAACGTACCACCTGAAGAGTTCTTAATATCTAAACGAGCTAGAACGATAGCAGACTCAGAGTTTACTGCTCACCGTAAGATGATGACACGGTCCGAGTTAGTAGCTATGGGTTATGACGAAGACTTGGTTTACTCATTAGCAACTGGTGATGCACTAGACTTCTCTCCAGAAAGGATTGCACGATACTCTCGTGGTGAACTGCCTACTGATATGGAAGCACTAGAGCCTGCATTGCAACAAGTAGAATACTATGAGTGCTACATCAAAACAGATTTAGATGGTGACGGTATAGCTGAGATGAGACGGGTATGTTACGCCTCTAACGAAATACTATCTGATGAAGAGTGTGACTATGTTCCATTCCATTCAGTATGTCCTATCCCAATTCCACATAAGTTCTTTGGTCAATCACTGGCTGATAGAACTATGGACATACAGCTTATCAAGTCAACTATAACAAGACAGATGTTAGATAATCTTTACCTTACTAACAACTATAGAGTTGGTGCAGTAGAAGGTCAGGTCAATATGGATGACTTATTAACATCTACTGCCGGTGGTGTTATTAGGATTAAGAACCCAAATGCTTTAGTACCTATGCAAGTAACATCTAACGCTAATCAATCATTTCCTATGTTGGAATACTTAGATAGTGTTCAAGCGAAGCGTACAGGCGTTTCTGATGCTCAGCAAGGTCTTAACCCAGATATTCTACAAAACGTCACAGCAACCGCTGTAGCAGCCATGACAAGCCAAGCTGGAGGTAAGTTAGAACTGGTAGCACGTATCTTTGCAGACACAGGTGTCTCATCGTTATTTAAAGGTATATTGCACCTCGTATGTAAATATCAACAGAAAGAAAGAATTATTAGAGTTAACAATAAGTACGTGCCGTTTGATCCAAGAGAATGGAAGAATGAATACAACATCTCAGTCAACGTAGGTCTTGGTACTGGTAGCAAGCAAGAACAGTTGGCTACTATGCAAATGATCTTAGAAAAACAAGAACAGATTATCCAAGGCTACGGCTTAGGCAATCCTTTAGTTAACCTCAAGCAATACAGAGACACGTTAGCTAAGTTTGTAAACATGGCTGGCTTTAAAGATGACTCACAGTTCCTAATGGATATTAGTCAAGAACAAGCTCAACAAATGGCACAGCAAGCATCACAAGGACAGTCTGACCCTCAAGTACAAGCTGCTGAAGCATTAGCACAGGCAGAGATACAGAAGGCTCAAATGAAGATGCAATCTGACCAAGCTAAACTACAGTTAGATCGTGAGCAAATGGAACTCAAGGCACAGAAAGATGCACTAGAGTTGCAAATGAAAGAGATACAACAGACTAAAGAACTCGCATTGAAAGAGCTAGAACTTATGATGGATGCTGAAAAACATAACGATGCTAACGAAGTAAACCGAACCAAGGTTCTTATGAACGCATTAGAAAAGATCAATGACGTAACTCAAAGAGGTATGTAATGACTTTATCAGAAGCAATGCAAAACATACTGGGAAGCACTGAGTTCCAGGAAGTCATGAAAGAAATGAAAGACACACAGCTACAGATGATCCAATACTCTGGTGATGACGAAGCTGAGTTAAGAGAATACGCATACCAACGCATAAGATCCATTAACGAGATTATGTCTAATCTTGAATCTATCGCAATGACTGGCGAGATCAAAGATAAGGCATGGAAGATATTATAGGCATTTGCCTACTAATCGGTAACCTCCCGTAGAGGAATAAAAGGTAATACAAAATGAGTGATGAAACCATGACTCCCGAACAGGGAAGTGGCAATCTAACAGTAAGTGAATCGGTAAGTGGATTTGAAAGCTTCTTAGATAGCCAAGAGAACCCTGTAAAGGATAATTCAGAAAGCGTATCAGAGGAAGTTGTAGAAGAAACTTTAGAAGCATCAGAAGAAGAAGTAGAATCGGAAGAGCAATCCGAAGAGGAAACTTATGAAGCTGAAGACTCTAACGAAGTTGAGGAAGAGACTGAAGAAGAAGCACCACAGACATTCACCGTCAAAGCATCAGGTGAAGAGAAAGAGGTTACCTTTGATGAATTAGTATCTGGCTATCAACTCGGATCAGACTACACTAAAAAGACTCAAGAGTTAGCAGAAAACCGGAAGGCTGTAGAAGCTGAGGCTAAAGCTATTATTGAGGCTCAACAAGTTAGAGATACATATGCTCAACGCTTGCAAGCGGTAGAACAGTTGCTAACAATGAACGATTCTCCAGAAGATATTGCAAGTATGAAAGAAAACGATCCGATAGGGTACGCAGTTAAGGTCGCAGAGATGACCGAGAAGAAAGAGCAATTGGAAGCAGTAAGAGCCGAGCAACAACGCATTGCACAACAGCAACAAGCGGATAGAGCTCAAGCCATGCAAAAACAAATAGCTCAGGAATCAGCAAAGCTTGCAGAAGTCCTACCAGAGTTTTCAGACAAAGCTAAAGGCGAACAACTCCGCAGTGAGATTCGTAACTACGGCAAATCAGTGGGTTTTACAGACCAAGAGTTATCTCAGGTCTATGACTCACGTCACGTCCTTGTGTTGCATAAGGCAGCCATGTACGACAAGCTACAGAAATCTAAACCCGGTGTTCAGAAGAAAGTAGCCAACGCTCCTAAGATGATTAAGAGTGGTACTAAGCAAACCAAAAGCAACAACGATGTAAAACAACGACAAAAAGCACAACTTAAAGGCTCAGGCAAAGTGCGTGATGCTGCTAAGTTATTTGAAAACTTTATTTAAGGAAATTTAAACAATGGCAACTTATCAAACCTACCAATCAGTTGGTAACAGGGAAGACCTCACAGATATGATTTATGATATCTCCCCTACAGAAACACCTTTCATGTCATCTATTGGCAAAACTAAAGCTACTGGCGTTCTTCATGAATGGCAAACAGATAGTCTTTCAGATGCTACAATCGCTAACGCTGCGGTTGAGGGTGCGGATGCTACATCTGCTACACTAGCTCCTACAACAAGAGTTGGTAACAGAACGCAAATCTCACAAAAAACTATCGCAATAGCTGGCTCCGAAGAGACGATTGACAAGGCTGGGAGAAAATCTGAGAAGGCTTATCAACTTGCTAAAGCATCTTCAGAACTAAAACGTGATATGGAAAAAATCATGTTGGCTAACCAAGCTGCTTCAGCTGGTGACTCATCAACAGCACGTACACTTGGTTCACTACAAGCATGGCTAAACACTAACTATGTTGGTACTGGTACTGCTGGTTCACTAGGTACTACAGCTCGTGTATCTGGTACAGACGGTGCATTTACAGAAACTATGTTGAAGTCTGCTGTTAAATCAGCTTACACAAACGGTGGTAACCCAACCGTGCTAATGGTTTCTCCAACACAAAAGCAAGTAGTTTCTACTTTCGCAGGTATTGCAGAGCAACGCTATGCAGCTCCAGCTAACAAGCAAACTACTATCGTTGGTGCAGCTGACGTATATCTATCAGACTTCGGTACATTATCTGTTGTTCCTAACAGATTCACTACTGCTGATGATGAAGCTACAACAGGTCAAGGTGAACAAGCATTTGTGCTTGATCCTGAGTACGCTGCTACTGCTTTCTTACGTCCTTTCCAAACTAATGAACTAGCTAAAACAGGTGATTCTGAGAAGACTCAGCTTTTAGTTGAATACACATTAGAAGTTAAGAACGAAGCAGCACACGCAATCGTTTCAGACTTATCTATCTAAAGTAAGTAAAGGATAGCCCTCTTCGGAGGGCATCTCCTTACGAGGACATTATGGCAAAAATATTAGGCACAGACAAAGCAAAGAAAAGACAATCGGTAGCACACAACACAGATGACGGTATTGTTATTGCAACAGAGCAAGACATAACTGACATCATTGAACAGAATAAAAGAGAGTACAACACATCATCCACGACATGGGGTGACGGTGACGTGTTCTCTAACAAGATAGCTTCTATACCTTTTACGGTAATAGACGAACTAAACAAACAGAAGATTATGCGTGGCTTCCACGTAGTAGATTCTAAACGATTCAAAGCATGGTTGAACAATCCTGACAACAGGTTCTTTAGAACTAAACAAGGCACAGTATAATGGCATTCTTTACAAGCTACACTACACTACAGTCTACGATAGCTGACTACCTAGCTCGTACTGATTTAACTGCACAGATACCTGAGTTTATTAGACTAGCTGAAGATAGACTACGCAGAGATTTACGCATAAGACAAATGCTTAAAGTAGCTACTGCTGTTGCTACAACAGGTGACTCTACAGTATCTTTGCCATCAGACTTCCTTGCTATGAAAGACTTACATATACAAGGTAACCCTGTAAAGACTATAGAGTTCTTATCTACTAGCAACTTCTTTAGAAACGCAGGCACATCTTACAAGGGTGCTCCTAACTATTACACATTGCTAGGTTCTGAGTTTCAATTTGCTCCTGTACCTGATTCAGACTACACGCTTCAAATGGTTTACTTTTATCAGCCAGATTATTTAAGCGACACTAATCCTTCTAATTTATGGTTAGCCTACACACCTGACTTGTTGCTATACGCATCACTCGGTGAGGCTGAACCTTATCTTATGAACGATGAACGATTACAAACATGGGCATCTATGTATGACAGAGGTCTTAACGCAGTAATTAAAAGCGATGATGACTCTGAGTATCCTGCACAACCACTATCTATAACTATATCTAAGAGGTAATTTACTATGGCTGAAATGTCAAACTATTTGGAAAACGCACTACTTAACGGAACATTGAACGGTACAACGTACACTGCTCCTACTACAATCTATGTATCACTATGGACTTCTAATCCTGGTGATGATGCATCTGGTGCAGAAGTATCTGGTGGATCATACGCTAGAGCGGTTGTAACATTTGATACTGCAACAGGCACAACAGGTCTTGTAGCTACGGATGCAGATATTACTTTCCCTACTGCAACTGCTGGATGGGGTACTGTTGGTTGGATAGGTATCAATGATGCATTATCTGGAGGCAACCTTTTGTACCACACTGCATTAGACCTTCCTAAAACTATTGATTCAGGTGATATTTTCAAGATCACTACTGGTAACCTAACCGTAGAATTAGCGTAAGGATAACACATGGCTCTCGTCTTTAAAGATAGGGTAAAGGAAACTACTGCTACCACAGGTACAGGCACAGTTACATTAGCTGGTGCTAGTGCAGGCTTCCAATCATTTAGTGTCATTGGTGATGCTAATACTACCTACTATACGTTAGTATCGGGTAGTGAATGGGAAGTAGGTATTGGTACTTACACATCGTCAGGAACAACGTTGTCTAGGGACACCGTACTAGAGTCTAGCAATGCTGGCTCTAAAATTACTTTAGCTGGCACTAGCGATGTATTCTGTACTTACCCTGCTGAAAAGGCTGTAGTACAAGACTCTAACAATACTGGTGTAGCTCCACAGATGGGCGCTACTAACGGTATCTTTGTAAACAATGGAACGGTAGGTGCAAATTATTCTGTGCCTACAGGTTATAACGCCATGTCAGCTGGTCCAGTAACTATATCTGGTGGCGTATCCGTAACTGTTCCTGCTTCTAGTAAATGGGTGGTCGTATAATGGCAACAACAATAAACGCAGATACAACTAATGGTCTAATTATAACTCCAGACACAAGTGGTGTTATAGAGCTACAGTCTAACGGAACACCTATTCTTGATTTAAATGCAACAGGCTTTGCATCAGATATTAATGTCAACGGACTCACTATCGGTAAAGGTGCTAATAGTGTAGTTTCTAATACCGCTTTAGGATTAAATGCTTTATCTAGTGCAACTGGTTCAACACAATGGAATACTGCTGTTGGACACACAGCATTAACTTTATCTACTGGAAATGGAAATACTGCCATAGGTTTTCAAGCTGGGTCAAATACAACTACTGCAAGTTCTTTAGTAGCAATAGGGCAAAATGCAGCAAGAAATAATACTACAGGCGCTTTCAATACAGCACTTGGTCGTGAATCTCTTTTTTCTAATACTGTTTCAAATAGCAATGTTGCTGTTGGTTATCAAGCTGCTTATACAAACACAGGAGGAGCTAATACTGCTTTAGGAACTCTAGCATTGCGTAACAACACCACAGGCGTTGAAGGCACAGCTGTTGGTTATCAATCTTTATATAGCAATACTAATGGTTATTGTACGGCTGTTGGTCGTGGAGCATTATTTTCAGATACCACAGGAGTTAATGAGGCTTTTGGCTGGAGAGCTGGGTATCTTATTACTACAGGCTCACTAAATACAGCTATCGGTCAACAAACATTGTATAACACGACTACAGGTGTTTCTAATACAGCAGTAGGTCGTGAAGCCCTCTACAATAACACCACAGCATCTAACAACATAGCAATAGGTTATCAGGCTTTATTTTCCAATACAACCTCATCTAATAATGTGGCAATTGGTTGGCACGCTTTATATGATAATAATGGCGGCTATGATAACACTGCTGTTGGAACTTTTGCGGCAAGAAATGTAACCACTGGATATGAAAATACCGCAATAGGTAGACAAGCATTAGATGTTACAACAACAGGCATACGAAACACAGCAGTAGGAACAGGGGCTTTACAGCTCAACACCACTGCACATGATAACACTGCTGTAGGTTATCAAGCATCTTATAGTAACACAACAGGAACTGCCAATGTAGCAATTGGAAAAAATGCATTACGTACTAATACAACTACATCATATAATACAGCGATTGGTCGTGACGCTTTATATAACGCAACTGGCGGAACTAACACAGCTTTAGGAAGAAATGCAGCTAACAATCTAACAACAGGTTCTAATAATATAGTAATAGGATACAACGCACAAACTTCCTCTGCTACTGTATCTAACGAAGTAACGATAGGTAATGCTAGTGTTAATAAAGTTAGAATGGGTAATGGCAATACCTTATATCCTGTTCCATCACCAGCATCTTTATCTACGGCTACAGGTTCTGCTCCATCTTACTCTGCTCGTGCATGGGTAAACTTTAATGGCACAGGAACTGTAGCAATTAGAGCAAGTGGTAATGTAAGTAGTATTACGGATACTGGTGTAGGCAATTACATCATTAATTTTGCTACTGCTATGCCTGATGTTAATTATTCGGTTGGAGGATTATCTCAAATATCTACATCAACTAATAACTGTGATGGTGCTATTAACATAAAGCGAGGTTATTCATCTGTTTTGCAAACTACAAGCGTAAGGATAGGGACTGGCTCTTATAACCTATCTCTTGTAGATAATATAATTAACTGTGTTCAAGTATTTAGATAAGGATAAATTATGAGAATAGTATATAAAATAGAAGAAGGTGGAGTAGCAGTAGTTATTCCTACAGGTGAGTTAGCAGTTGAAGAAGTTGCTCGTAAAGATGTACCTTTGGGTGTAGATTACTGGATAGTAGAGGATAGCGAAGTTCCAAGTGACAGAACATTTAGAAATGCTTGGGAACTAAACCCTACAGATTTAGGAACGCCTGATGGACAAGGTATTGGTGCAGACGCATGGTTTGCAGAACAAACAGAAAAGGAAGTGACAGATGAAAATCCAAGTTAACATCAATAAAGCAAAAGACATTACTAAAGAGAAATTGCGTGAAGAGCGTAAACCTTTACTAGAAAAACTAGATGTAGAGTTTCAACGAGCATTAGAATTAGGTGCAGATACATCTTCTATCGTAGCAAACAAACAGGCATTACGAGACGCTACTAACCAAGTAGATAGTATGACAACTGTAGAAGAACTTAAGGCAGCTCAACTGCTTACTATTTAAATTAACTGTCTTAAAAGGAGAATAAAAATGACAGACGAAAATGTAGTATTAGATGTACCAAGCACTGAAGAAAAAGCACAGCACTATAAAGCAATGGGTGATTCCGTTGACCTTATTTATGCTGTCATGTCAGGCGAAGCAATGGCTGACGAAACAGATGAAGAAAAGAAAGACTGCGTAAAACGTAACGTAGAACATCTTGGAATCATGGTAGCAAAAGAATGGTGGGGTGACGAAGACATGACTCAAGCAAACAATGCAATCGCTGATGCAGCATCATACACAGCTTAATTTTAACTAACTTTAAAGGAAACGATAATGGCTAAAAATACAAAAACACCCATTACGATTGATGACAAAGAATACCACTTTGAAGACATGACCCCTGAACAACAAACAATTTTAAACCACGTGGCTGATTTAGAGAAAAAAATAAATGGTACAAAGTTTAACCTAGACCAACTATCTGTTGGTCGTGAGGCGTTTGTAAAGATGTTGCGTGAATCACTTGATAAAGAAGATATAGCTAACTAAGTAGAGGTAACAGAATGAGCATAACAATAAACGGCATAGGTACCATAGATGCCAGTGATAATTTAACGGTATCTAATGGCTTAATTGTATCTGGGAATATTTCAACATCTGGAACAATTCCAGCAGAACAATTAACTGGTGCATTACCTGCAATCAGCGGAGCTAATCTAACTGACTTACCTGGTGGTGGTGCATGGTCAGTTTTATCAAGAACAAATTTATCTTCTACTGCTTCTGTTATTGTGGATTTTAGTTCCTATACATCGTATGATGCTTTTAAAATAATCGTAAGTGGTGTTCAACCAAGTAATACTAACTCATATTTTCAAATGCTTTTTGGTCAAAATGGAGCAAGTTTTGATACATCTAGGTCAAGTTCTAACTTTAGGATGAGTTCCACAGGAACTTATACAGGCTCAAGTTCTACCCCTCAAGACATGACATATCTTTTATTAGGTGGTGTAAATGGAGATATTACAGGTGAAATAAATCTTAGTGGAGACTTTTCTAATACAACCGCTCTTGCTCAAGGCACTTCTTCTATGGCGTTTCAACCAAACTCTAGTTTTACTCAGTATAAGTTTTGTACACATCGCACTGAGGTAGTAACTGAAAATTCTATACAATTAAAAATGTCAGCAGGTACTTTAGTAGCAGGAAAAATTACAGTATTAGGGTTAAATCAATCATAAGGGTAGGATATGGCACAACATAAAATAGTTAATGGTCAGCGTATAGAATTATCTGCAGAAGAAATTGCAGAAATTCAAGCAAGTGACCTAGCATGGGAAGCAGGGGCAGAAACACGAGCATGGGAACAATTACGCGAACAAAGGAATCAGTTGCTAGAAGCTTCAGACTGGACTCAAATACCAGACTGCACTGTAGACAAAGCAGCATGGGCAACATACAGACAATCCTTACGGGATATTACAGAACAAGAAGATGCCCCTTATAACGTCACACTTCCAACTAAACCAGAATAAGGATGAATAATGGCATCAATTAAACTAAAAGGCGATACCTCTGGTGAGCTAACGATACAAGCACCTAGTGTTGCAGGTACTAACACATTAGACCTTCCTGCAAGTAGCGGTACACTGCTAACAACAACTGGTAATGGTTCTCAATTAACAGGGCTACCTAACTCTTACGCAGGCACAAAGAACCTTATTATCAATGGTAATATGGCTATTGACCAGCGTAATGCTGGAGTAAGCAATAGTGCAACTGCTAATGTATATACAACAGACAGATGGCAATTACAAATGTTTGGGACAACTGAAGTTACATATCAACAAGTCATAGATGCTCCAGCAGGGTTTAATAAATCGTTAAAAATAACATCTAACGCTACACCAGATACTCTTACTGGTAGTGACTCTGTTTCTCCACGACAAAGAATAGAAGGATATAATATTGCCCATTTAGGTTGGGGAACTGCAAATGCACAAACAGTTACATTATCTTTTTGGGTAAAAGCTAGTATTACTGGAACTTATCCAGTGTCCTTTCATAATTGGGACTTTACTAGGTCTTTTGTTTCTGAATATAATGTGGTAAGTGCAAATACATGGGAAAAGAAAACAATAACAATTACTGGTCCTACAATAGGAACATGGTTATCAGATAATAGTACAGGAATAATAGCCTTATTTAATCTTGACAATGGAAGTGATTCTGTAACTGCTACAACTGATTCATGGATTTCTGGCAATTATAGAAGAACATCATCATGTGTATCATTTATGAATAACTCGTCAGCAACATGGCAAATCACAGGCGTACAACTAGAAGCAGGCACTACAGCTACAGACTTTGAGAACCTACAATACGGAACACAATTAGATTTGTGTCAGAGGTATTGTTATGTATTAGGTGGAGAAACTTCTTTTCAATGGTTATCCACTGGACCATCACAAGCTACAAACTTTATGACAGGCTTTGTTTTTCCACCCGTCACTATGAGAGCTGGACCTACTTTAAGCTTTGGGACTTTAAGTCATTATAGAGCATGGCATGCTAATAGCTGGGGAACAGCTGTAGGAATAAGTTTAAATCAATCAGCATCAGGTTCAATTGGTGTAGACGTTCAAAAGTCAGGGCTAACTGGAATGTGTGCTTTAGGCATGAACAACTCAACTGCTTCAAAATTAATCTTTAGTGCGGAGCTATAAAATGTATAAATTATATATTGGAAGTGGTCAAGATGAAGTTACATCAATTATAAGACTATCAGACAACGCTTCTATCCCAACAGACCCAAATAACACAGACTACCAAGAATATTTAGAATGGGTAGCCGAAGGAAATACACCAGAAGAGGCTGATTAATGTTTGGCTTTCAATCATTCTCGGAAGCTCCTTATAGTACCGCAGGTGGAGCAGTTGCCAAACTAGGCTCTGCATCTATCACAGGTGTAGGCACAGTTGTAGCTAACTCTACAAGGGTAAGAAGCTCATCAGGATCTATATCGGCTATAGCTACGCTAACAGCTGACGGCATTAGAATACGTCTTGGATCAGGAGATATTACTGCTACAGCATTAGTGTCAGCATTAGGTGGTTTAGTTAACGATGCTAACGGATCTATCACTGGAAGAGCTACAGTTACTTCTAATGCAGTTTATATAGCATTCGGTGAAGGCGACATAAGTGGTGCTGCAACGCTCACAGTGGCTCTCTCAGGCTCTATTATATACTCTAATGCAACTATTGCTGCTGAAGCTACATTAACCGCAGACGGCTTTAAAATAACCTTTGGTGATGCAAGTATTACTTGGACAGCAGAGTTAACCGCTCTTGGTGGATTGGTTGCAAATGGTCATGCAAGTGTAGAAGGCATAGCAACAATAACTGCTTTCTCAAGCGTAACAAGATTTGCTGATGCTGCAATTACCGCAACAAATACCGTAACCGCAGAAGGATACATACTTGGTGAGGAGTGGACTGATGTAACGTATGACACAGAGGCATGGACTACTACCGCTCCTGGAAGTAGTGTTTGGACAGATTCAACAGTAGGTGATAACGATTGGAAACTAAAAGGATAACACATGGCAAAAACTAAAATATCAGAATACGATTCAAGTGCTTCTGGCAACACCGATATTAACGGTATTAACATAAATGAAGGGTGTCCCCCCAGTACGATCAATAACTCAATTAGAGAATTGATGGCACAATTAAAGAATATGATTACAGGTGCTGATGGCGATAACATGGTTGTTGGAAGTAACCTTACCGTAAACGGCACTACCGTATTGACTGGTAATGCTACTGCTCCTACGCAACTAGCTACAGATAACTCTACAAGAATAGCAACAACAGCTTATGTACAAGCAAAGACTGGAGCATTAGGCACAATGTCAGCACAGAACGCTAACGCTGTAGCCATAACAGGTGGAACAATAACAGGTGCTACTGTTGGTGGTGTTACCATTGGTACTAACGCAGGTGGAGTAAGAACGGTATCTACTAGTTCCCCCACAGGTGGATCTAATGGCGATATTTGGTATATTGTTTAATCATGAGTATATACGTCAAAGATGATGGCACTTATAAAAAGTCTAACTTTATCCACATCAATCAAGGTGGAACTTGGTCTGAAGTAAAGGCAGTATTTGTTAATGATGGCGGTGTATGGAAAGAGGCATATGTTGTAGAGGTTAATGTTAGCCTAACTGGATTAGTACAAGACTTTAATTTGTGGAATCAAGTAGTATCACAGATTGGCACAAAGACTTACAAGATCATTGCTAACGTCACTATGGATACTGGAACTAATATTGTATCTACATCTAACACATCCCCTGCTTTTAATGTAGGGTCTTTCCCAGCCAATAGTATTATTAACTTAAATGTTAGTAGCGGATCAAGCATTACTGGTCGTGGTGGTAATGGTGGTAGAGGAAGTAACTCTGAAGGATGGGCAGGAACTGGCTACGCAGGTAGTCCTGGTGGAACAGCTATTTACACTAGACACACACTTAACCTTACCAACAACAACCTTATAGGTGGTGGTGGAGGTGGAGGTGGTGGTGGATCAGGAAGGGTAGTTTATCACGCTGCTGGTAACGGTGGTGGTGGTGCAGGTGGTTATCATAATGCAACAAACGCTAACCTACAATCTCCCCCAACTGGAACTGGAAGCACGGCTATACCTGCTGGATATGGCGGTATAGGTGCAGGAGTAAATTGTGATAGATATTGTACAGGAAGAGCTGGTGACGGAACATTAACAACAGGCGGTGCTTTTACTTATGGCTCTACTGGATCAGATAGACCAGGTGGTAATGGTGGTAATCTAGGTCTTGCTGGGTCTAACGGTTCTCAACAAGCTGGTTATGTACTATATGCAGGTGGAGCAGCTGGTAACGCAATAGATGGCATCTCTTACACTAACATCATAACAGCAGGCTCAATACTAGGAGGTCAAGTAAATTAATGTCTAACCAAAGAATCCAGTTTACTGAATGGCTACCAGACCAACCTGCTAATGCAGGCTCACTAAATGATGCTAAAAACGTATTCCCTGTAGCTGTAGGATACGGAGCATTTCCTAGTGCAGAAGATTACTCTAACTCTGCTACTGAAAACCTTAACAGTGTTTTTGTAGCCAAGTATGGTGATAACGTACAGGTGTTTGCAGGCAGTGCTACAAAGCTATTTGTTTTAGATAACACCACACTTAATTTAACAGATGCCTCTAAAGCTGGTGGCTATGGTGGTAACAGCACATGGAAATTTGAGCAATTCGGTCAAGTGGTGCTTGCTACCAACAACTCTGAAATAATACAAGCATGGACTATTGGCGTATCCACAGTCTTTGCTGATGTTTCTGCAACAGCACCTGTAGCAAAAGATATAGCCATTGTTAGGGACTTTGTATTTGCTGGGAACATTTCTACTGGCGATGAATTTGACAAGGTACAGTGGTCGGATATTTCGGATGAAACTGATTGGGTGTCTGGTCCTACATCACAATCTGACTACCAGATCATTCCTGATGGCGGAAACATTCAAGCAGTAACAGGTGGGGAGTTTGGTATTATATTCTTAGAAAAGACATTGGTGCGTGCATCTTATGTTGGCTCTCCACTATTCTTTCAGTTTGATACTATTTCTAGTGGTTTAGGTTGTTTAGAGGGTAACTCGGTAGCACAGTATGGTAACCTAAGTTTTTTCTTATCTGATGATGGTTGGTATAGCACCGATGGTCAAACAGTTAATGGTATTGGAACAGAGAAAGTGGATAGGTACTTCTTTGACCATGCAGACCTTACACAAATTAACACAATTAGTGCAGCAGTTGACCCTATTAAAAACTTAGTAGTATGGAACTACGCTAACGTAGAAGGTACTAGAAGCATCTTGATCTACAATTGGCAACTACAAAAATGGTCAAGAGCTGAAACTATATCCGATGTAGTAGGCACTATTGCTAGTACAGGAACAACATTAGAAGGACTAACATCCTCTCTTGGTTACACTGACATAGATGTTATGCCTGCATCGTTAGACTCACGACTGTTTGTTGGTGGGAAGTTCTTATTTGCAGGTGCTAAAGATGCTAAAGTAATGACATTTACAGGTACAGCTATTACCCCAACATTAGTAACTACAGACGTAGAGGTAGGTTATAACTCCGTAGCAACTCTAGCAAGACCACAAATAGATAATGGTACTGCTAACGTAGCCGTAGCAAGCCGTAGAGAGCTTGATGACTCTATTGAATTTAGTGCTTATGTGCCTGCAACCTCAGAAGGTAGATGTAGCTTCCGTAGTGCTGGTAGGTATCACCGATTCTCTGTACAGCCTACAGGAAACTGGACAACTGCTATGGCAATAGACGTAGAGTTAAAACCACAAGGTAATCGTTAATGACTAGAATGTATCGTAAGCTACCATTTCAAGGTGGTGACCCACGTTTAGTTGCTGAAGTGGTGAACAACTTGGTAGAAGGCAAGTCTAACAATAGTGGGGAGATTACGCTTAACACAGGCGGAGCTACTACTACAACACTGTTTAACGAACGTATAGGCTTTGAGTCTATTATACTTCTTGCACCATTAAGTGTTGCTGCAGCTGGAACTGGTGTACAGCTTCCTCATGGATTATTTGAACACGATACAACACAAAACTTTCTTGCTAATACACCTACTAGAGTTGCTTTAGGAGTAGCAGAAAGTGCTTATGCTATGTCATTAGCAAGCGATATAGTTACAGTGGATTACGCAGGATATTATGATGTAACATTTATGGGAAGGTTTAATAATCCCCTATCTCAAATTCATAATGCTTATTTGTGGTTTAGAGTAAATGGTGTAGATGTTCCTCACACCGCAGTATCTGTAACTGTTCCAGATAAACAAGGCATAGTAGAAGGTGCTGCTTACTTAAACTTAACACATCCTTTGGATTTAA